CCCCTGTTGGGTTGACACTCAATGTCGCATCCGCGACGTCCAACTGTCACGACCCTTTCCTAGCTTTCTCGCTAGTCAAGTCGTGCATTCACTACTATGTTCGAGGAGAGATCCGATGGCTATTGCCCTTCGACTCTTTCGGATGGATCAGCGATACCAATCGGTGATTTCATCCCTGGAGACGATGGCACTGGCCATCCTTCGCGAGCGGTTACTGCACTTGTCGCACCGTATCATACGTTGCAAGAGTACAGGAATCCTTCTGTCAATAATCGGGCTGCGTGGAACGGCTTTACACATTACAAGCGTAATGTGCAAGTCTTCTCGCATCCTTTTCATTGGCACGGTGCACCATACACTTGGTTGGGCACCGACGGAGAGCATCATTGGTGTTATCGATACAATATCGAAGACGCCAAGTGTGCTTGGAACTCGAACCGATTCGGAGGCTTCGACACACCCTTTGGGTTTGTGCCGCAGCTGTACGAGATTGACGAGAGTGGTACTTTGGTAGTACCTCCTCCTGTCGATCTGGATGATCTCTTGTCGAAAGCTCTTGCGAGCATTCTACCTGAGATACGACCCGACGCAAGTCTTCTTAACTCCCTTTATGAACTAAAGGACTTTAAGAGCTTGCCCCGTACTATCTCGCATATCACAGACAGTCTGGGCCACTTGTTTAAAGAAGCTTCTCTTGTTAAAGAGGGCTCCCTATTACAAGATTTGGGCCACCTGCCTATGCGCGAGATACTTCGTAGGGGGTCCGATGTATTCCTTCAGTGGAATTTTAACATCGCACCTCTTCTAGCAGACATTAATTCCGTGTTTCGCGGAATTAAATCATATCAGAAACAAGCTGCGAAGCTTATTTCTGACTCTGAGACTACGAAGGTGCATCACTACCAAGTGATTGTGCCTTCCGATCAGACCGACTATACGGAGTGGACGGATTGGTATCCTTTGAATTGTGTGGCGGGAAATTCCCTCACAGAATTCTGGGCCCGATCCGGCCGTTTCGTTAAGTTCGGTCTCTGTAAGTTCCATGTGGAATTGGAGTACAGTTATTACTTTACTCCTTTTCAAAAGCAGCATGCTGCTTTGCTTCTGCTCCTTGATCGCTGGGGAATTAATTTTAATCCTCAGATTATCTGGAATGCAGTGCCTTGGTCGTTCGTCGTCGACTGGTTTACTCATGCGAATGAGTTAATCGGTAAACTTCGTATGCCCAATATGGAACCTGTTATAGTAGTGAACAAGTCAATCTGGAGTATTCGGCGCGACCGCGAAACATCTTGTTTCGTGGACGCTGGAGAACTCCGTGGATTGCCTGTCAGTCATGTCTGGGAGACTGCGTATCATCGTCAGTCTTTCGACGTAAACAGTAGCTCAATTATGTTGAGCGGGCTGACTCTAGAAGGATTAAACCTTATGGAGTCTAGCCTCGCCGCCGCTCTGGGATTATCCCGGAAACGAAGGCGGTCACGTAGAAACAAATAACGATATGCTTAACGCTATCCTCAATAACAATGAAGTGCGCAATGCCGCGGGTACTGCTATTATTATGCAGTCCCAAGGCACTGTCGGACGTACACATACCTACACTTATGTAGGTTCTGATCCACGGCTCGTTACGACCTTGACGATTAAACATCAAGAGGTCGGAACGGGCGCTCGTCTCGTCCGTGAGTCTCTCGTTGCTGCAGAAACCTGCAGCATCGGAGCTGACGGCGTGACGATCGTGAAATCACGAGCGCAATTGAAGGTCTCTGCTCCTATTGGAGCAGTGAACTCGATGGCGCCCGTTACCGATGCAGTTGCATACTTGCTCTCGTTCGTTGGAACGACGGGAACAAGTACTCTTCTGTATAACGGTACGGGTACGGGTGCGGCAGCGGTGTTGGCGGGTGCGATTTAATCGCACTTTTCCTCACGGAACTTTGAACCACCATAAGTGAAACACTTACGATCGATCAAAGGCCACCTGGCAAGAGTGCCAGGTTTAACACCCATTGCGGCGGCAGCACTAATCATGCTGCCGTTTGTCTATTCGGGTTCCTGTCGGAGCCTGCACACTCGTGCAGGCCCCGCAGGAATCCCTGCTGTATCAACGAATGACACTCGATTAATCGAGGTCACGTTTACTAACACCTTGAACATCAACCCTAGTGACATTGTAGAATTTATTCTGCATGTCCGCTAGGAATTTTCTGTTCAAGGTATAAAGTACTGCAGTTCCATTACTACTGAAGGCAGTCGTATTGAAGTCGTTCTTGAATCAAAGTTGATTTCGAGAACGGCTCCCCAATACGACGTTGCGTCCATTAGGATTGGCCCTGCATCGTTGATAGAGACAAGGTTCAGGCTTCCATCGAGTATTACCGGTACGGACAGCATGCGCAGTTTTCTGCGACGTGCTATGTTCGTTGGTTTTAGATCGAGGAAGTCCTGATCCTTCTTCATGTTATGCAATTGCATGACTTGTTGAGCAGTTAGACAGCGCTAGTGGAACATTGTTGGATAGTGGTTAAGCTCATAGAAAGGGCGCTTCGGCCCCTTTTAAAAGCTATGTATGAAGTTATTAACCTCATCGCCACCATCCTCAATGACGTCCAAAAGACGCATGCGGATGTGTTTGACACACGTGCACGTAACCAGACCTTTAGTAAGGTCCAGAAACGTGTACGCTCTGAAGGAATTAGTTTTATTACTAAAACCTTACCCAAACTTGGCAAGTGCTTTGATAAAGCCCTTGCAGGTGAACACTTAATGACTCAATCTGTACATGGATTTAAACCCATGTCCGGATCGGAGCTACCCAAATTCTTGGGAGAGCTCTTCATTCGTGTGTTCGACAAGTCTGGCACGGTCCTTCGAGACCCGTGCGCAAAGTGCATCGCTTCGATTCGGCAAGTCTTATACCCATTTTATAAGTATAAGCTACCTTACTCGAAAGAATTAGAACAGGTGGTTGTCTCAAAGTTTGAAGAAACTGAGAAACAATTATCTGTGGTAACTCCAGTACTCGATGCCTTATCAGCTTCGATCACTGGCATGGCATGTCGTGGATGTTTGCGCTGTAAAGCGACAAAGACCACAGCATGCATCACGCGTACAGCCCGCATCTACCTTCAAAAGGTATTTCGCGGACTTGACCTAACTGATATTGTTCCAAGACATGGTCCCGGAGTTGTCTCTACCAAAGAGAAACTCTGGGCCAAGTATCATTGGACCAATATTTGCGGTCGTATCACCGACGTTTCCCGCTTGATGAGTATTTCTACGCATCAGTCGGACACGTCGTTGACAGACTTGATCAGATACAACAGGTAAATGATCAAGATCTTCCAGCCCGAGTTTTACTCGTGCCGAAAGATAGTCGCGGTCCTCGTCTTATCTCCTGTGAACCCGTTGATTTTCAATGGATTCAGCAAGGTATAATGCGAAGACTTGTTAACCACATCGAACATATTGACCTCACTCGAGGTAATGTGTTCTTTACAGACCAACAACCGAATCAGAGAGCGGCCCTTTATGGGTCGATCAATGGACGGTATTCTACCCTTGACCTCAACGAGGCCTCGGATAGAGTTTCTGTTAGTCTTGTTCGCCTGCTGTTTCCGGAACATGTTCAACGTGTTCTGTTAGCAGCACGCAGTAGTTCTACGGTACTTCCGAACGGCAAGAGATTAGATCTCCAGAAGTTTGCTCCCATGGGGTCAGCATTATGCTTTCCTATCATGGCGCTTACTATTTGGAGTCTCTTGACCGCGGCAGCACCCGATGCGTATACGCGCGAGCGTATTCTAGTGTATGGTGATGACATCATTGTCCCAACGGCATTTGCCGCGGACGCAATGACAGTTCTTGAATCGTTTGGCCTAAAGGTCAACCGAGACAAGTCCTGCACAGGGG